TGGAACATCGGACACATATGAGATTGCAAGTTTATTATCAAAGAAAATGAAGAAATTCGGTTTTGATAAAAAAGAAGTAAAAGCAATCGAAGATGTTATGCAAACTGCATTCGCTACTAATGAATCTGTAGAAGAAGGAAATGCAGAATCAAGAGCTCAACAAGCTGCAATTGCAATCTCTAAGAAACAAAAAGAAAAGAATGAATCTGTTATGAACACATATAGAAACGTGTGGGAAGAGACCTTGCAAGAAGAGATGATTACTTACAGAGTTAAGAAGATGCAGAGACCCGAAGAAGATAAATTTAAAAGGTCTGCAAAAATGATGGGTCTAAAGATTACTATGGACAAAGGTAGAGACGATACAGTAATTGTTATGAGTGGAACTAAGAAGAAACTTAGAGACTTTGATGCAATTGCAAGAGGCAAATCATCATTTGGTGACCCTTCAACAATAACACACTTTGACGAGAAATAATATGACATATAAAAGTTTAGTACAAGTAATCAAAGAACATAATGCAGGTAAAGAAGAAATCATTGAAAGAATAGATTTTCATGGTAAAAGTCCTGCAGAGAAGAAGGGTTCAGAGTTTGATAGAAAATCAGAAATCAATGGTTATAAAAAGATTTTAAAGTCTATTGAAAAGATTAACAAAGACCACGAGAAGTTTCAATATAACAATCGTGCAGATGGCCCATCTAATATATTTAAAGGTCTACAACAAGTTGAAAGAACATGTTATGACATGATACGAGAAATCGAACAAGGTAAATGGGACGGTAAGGTAGATTTAGAAGAATAATGAAAACATTTCATGAACTCGCAATCAACGAGACACTTGATACACTACAAGAGAATGGAACTAACCTAACCGACAATCCGTTTAGATTAGGTTCTATGATGTATTTTAAAGTCATAGAAGAAGCACGTAAAAGACTAAGTGAAGACAGGTACACACTCACAGAAGTCGACAAACAAATCATAGAAACAGACCTAGGTCAATTCGAAGTATACGAGGGCAATCTAGTCCCTCTCGATTGTCCTATGATGGAAGAAAAAGAAGAGAAACAACCCGAACTCAATAAACCTAAAGTAGGTGGTAGTAAAAAATACTATGTGTATGTCAAAGACGGGGACAAAATCAAAAAAGTATCATGGGGAGACACAACAGGTCTCAAAGTCAAATTAGACAACCCTGAAGCACGAAAATCATTTGTTGCAAGACACAAGTGTGATACTAAAAATGATAAAACTCAAGCAGGATACTGGGCATGTAGATTACCATACTATGCAAAACAACTCGGTTTATCGGGTGGTGGGTCGTTTTTTTGGTAGACTAAATACTTGTATTGGAGAATACATTATGAAAGAATTATATCACACTTATGCAAAAGATGGTAAATATGCAGAAGTATTTAAGACCGAACAGGGATGGGAAGTAGATTTATTTACTGGTACAGAACTCATCGAAACAAGAAAAGTACACAATCATAGTGAATCATATGCTGAAGATGTCGCAGACAATTGGGTTCATGAAATACTTAAGGTAGAAAAAGAAGGTAGTTTTTATGGTTATAACGAAAAGAATAATAACTTCTATCCTGGCTTAGATGACTAAACCTTACGAAGAGATAATAGAACAACACGGAACAGGAACAAAGTTCGTTGTAAGAACTTTTGAAGATTCCGTAGACGAAGATGAACTGGTATGGCACAGAGATAAAGAATCTCGTCAAGTCCATGTTTTATCGGGAAGAGGATGGAAGTTACAACATGACGATGAACTTCCTTTAGAATTAAACATTGGAGAAGACCATTACATCCCCAAAATGACCTACCATAGGTTAATAAAGGGTGAAGATAAATTAGTGGTTAGGATACAAATTACATAAATAATAACATGAGTTACAAATCAGAAAATTGGCATCAGAAACTTGCAGAAGTTCGTGGACACATTGCTAGAAAGGATGGGTCTTTAGAAAAAACTGCAGACGAAATTATCAACGAAGAGATTGAGTCAGAACTTCGATTACTTGAAACTACAGAGGTAGAAGAAGAAACTCTCTTAGAAGCATCTGCTGGTGCAATGATTGATAAGTTATTCAATCTAAAAGGTGATAAAGATTCACAATACGGTGTTGCAAAAATGTTAAGTATGACTGGTGTTAAAGTTGTCCAATCAATGCAGAAACAAAATCCAAAAGGATTTGAAAAGTTAGTTGCTCAGTTAGGTAAAGAGAAGAAGATTACATTACCTACCAATAACAAACTGATGGCAATGTTCAAAGATGCAGGTGTTAAACCAATACCTGAAGAAGTTGAAGTTGTAGAAGAAAAACTTTCAGTAGAAAAAACAATAGAAAAGTTGACAGAAAAGAATATGTTAGGTAGACTTGCAAAATCAATGGAACTTAATGAAGACAATAAAGAAAAATTATTTAATTATTTCGACAAAGGAGAATTAGAACAATGAGTTTTACAGGACATAAACTAGGGTTATCAGATGACCTATTAGAAGCATCTAGAAAAGTTGTAGAGAACTCTGCAGAATACAAAAAGTTCTTTGACAGTGCATTAAAGAAGTTTGGTGTTACATCACCAGCAGAACTTGACGATGCAAAGAAGAAAGAGTTTTTTGATTACATAGACAAAAACTATAACTCTGATGATGAAAAAGGTAAAGATGGAGTCAAAGAAGAAACTGTTGATGAAGTTTCTATGTCTGCAATGATTCAAAAGGCAATAGATATTGCATCCTCAATGGGTGGTAATATGACAGGTGCAGTTAAAAGAATTGAAGCAATCAAAAAAGGGTTATCAAAAAATAAGAATGTAGCAAAAGCATTACAACTAGCAAACGAATCTATAGAAGAAAAACTTGATATGAAAGGTAAAACTACTATAGATGCAGACTTCATGGGAAGTGATGCATTCAAAAAAAAAGTTGAGAAAAAGTATAGAGTAAAGATTAAAACAACTTCAAATACTTCTGCAGATATCTCAGGAGATAAAAAGAATATTATTGCTCTACTAAAATCAGACGTATTCTTAATGGATGCAGATGAAATAGAAGATGTCTTTTCAGAACTTTCAGAATAAGGATAGTTATGGATAAAGTCGATGCAAGACTTAAAGTTTTTAGAGAGAAGATAAAGAAACTCGGATACTCTAAAAAGGCTGCAAAAGAGATTAACAAAATCATGGAAAAGATTGGTGATTTTGGAATGATGTCTGATGCAGGTAATAAAAAAATTGCACGTGCAGTACAACAGTCAAAGAATGAGAAAGAACTTCGTATAAAGTTGAATAAGATTTCTACAATGGCTGGTGGTAAGTATTCAGAAGCATCGGAAGATGAAGTGATGCAAAATGCACTGAATGCTCTAGAGATGAAGGGTGCAAGTGGTACTCAATCATGGGCAGATAAGAACATATTAGTTCAGTTAGGAAACTTTAGAGATTTAACTAAAGATGGTGAAGTCTCAACAGACGACAACAAGAAGAGTAAAGTCAAAGCAGATGATGCTGCAAAAGTTTATAACACATTAATGAAGGTTAAACCAGCATTAAGAACTAAATACATACAGTTATTACAAAAAGACACTAAGTCTTTTAAAAAGACTTTTGATACAATATTAAGAGTTTCAAAATAGGAGAAAAAAATGGCACTATGGGGATTATTAGACAACGAAGCTTCTAAACCAAAATATCTTAACACTGCAGATAAAGCAGAATGTTATGGTGCTGATACAGCTGAAGTTACTGCTAGTGCAGGTGTTAATTCTGAAGGTTGGGTATTAAGAAAGGTAGTAGGGTCAAGAACTCAATTTGAAACATTGGTTGCAATGTCTTCAGGTTCAATGGGTGCTGACGTTGCTGACTTTGACCATGATGATGATGTTAACACTGCTGCAATAGATGACGATACAGTATTATCAGATAGTTAATAGAGGATAAATCATGAGATATAAGTTATTACAATCAGAGACTGCATGTGGAGTTGGAACTGGAAACGGTTCTAACTTCGGTAGTTCAACTGCAGTCAGGGTTGTTAACTCTGGCACAACAAATAGATTAATGTCTGTAGAAACTTCTGCAAATGTATTAATCGGAACATTTACACTAGGTGGTGGAAAGACTGAAGTTATTCAGAAAAGTCCTACTGATGAAGTATTCTCTGCTAGTGCAGAAGTACTTGGTGTTGGTGTTGCAATAAACGGATAATAATATGAAAACATTTAAAAACTTTTTAAACGAAGATTCAGGGTTATCATCAACTCATGCACCATACGACCTTTCTGATGAATCAGTAAAAGCAAAGATTAATGCAATCTTAGGACATACTGCATCATCAGAATACATGACTGTAGAAGCTGCAGTCAATCAAATGGATGCAAAACTTAATCAATTAGGTCTGTTCAAAGAAACTATGGATGAAGATGTCGACTTTACTACAAGTGGTAATCATTCTGTTTCTTATAAAAGAATGGATGCTTTTGGTAAGTCAGTTGATACACCATTTGATGAGTTTGAAACAAATGCAGAAGGTTATACACTTTCATTAAAAGTAGAAAAATTAGAAACAGGTAGTTTCAAAGTTTACGGTTCTTTAGTTTAAAAACCTTTCCGTTGAGTCCACTAAATAAAAGGTGGACTTAACAACATCTTTATTATATTATGGGTTTATTTGATAAAATAACAACAAAAAATTTTAATGCGTATGCATTACATCATTACGATGACCCTCAATGTGAGAGTGTTGAGGACTTCCAAGAAGACCTTCGTAGATTCCGATACTTAAAACGATTACTTCATAGATACCATGAGAGTGGAGAAATGAGAGAACGTCTTATGTTAAATCACACCATCACCATATTCAATGTATTCGGATATGATGCATCAATGAGAATGTTGAGATTTAAGATTAAAGATGATAAATATTGGGCATCAATAAAAACAATGTTGTTATACTTAGGATATGTTGAGGAGAATTTTGAAGTAGAAATTCCCGTTGACGATGCACTTGCAAGGAGACTAAGAGAATTATAAAAGCTGGTTTAGCTCAGTAGGTAGAGCAACTGATTTGTAATCAGTAGGTCGTCAGTTCGATTCCGACAATCAGCACCATTTTAACCGTGGGGTTATAGCTCAGTAGGGAGAGCGACTGGTTTGCAATCAGTAGGTCGTGGGTTCGATTCCCTCTAACTCCACCACGTTTTCGGAAGATTGGCAGAGTGGTTGAATGCACTTGACTTGAAATCAAGCATACCTTCACGGGTATCGAGGGTTCGAATCCTTCATCTTCCGCCATATTGGTCTTTTAAAAGACCTAAATAGTTGTATGCCAAGAATAGTAGACACATTAATAGTTTTTAGAATCCTTAAACTCCTTACTACAAAGTGGGAGAACTTCAAAGCATATAAACTTGGAATCATTGATAAGAACGGAAATCGTATCAAATCCAAAGATGTTGAGACTTCAGAAGAAAAGGATTCATTCGATTTACTTCATAGGTTGGTCTTTAACCTTAAAAGAATCATTAACAAAATTCCATTCGGTAAAACTGCATTTGCATCATATGCTGTTGCACTTCTATTACTAAAAGAACATACTAATTTAAAAGAAGACCAAATGGAAGAACTATGTGAGAAGTTCTACCACCACTTAAAAAATGAAGACTTACTGATAACGGAGATGTTAACAGAAGCAATGGAAGTGGGAGATATTGAAGTTAATCATACATATCGTTTGAGAAGACAATTAAAAGAACAGAACGACACTATCTATCCCGAAAAAACACAAGTGTCTATCTTACAAGAACATAGTAAAGTGTTTGGAATAACATGTTACATTGGGTTCATTGGAGAAGACAGAGTATTGGTAACTGCAGATGATGTTTATTGAAGCAAGACTTAACGTAGATAAATTAATCTATTCAGAGAATCCACCTAAGAAGTTTAACAAAAAGGAATGTGATAAACTTTTCGATGATGGTTGGATGGACATGGAAGTACCACTACCACCTAAAAATAGTTCAAGAACAACTATACAAGAACTCAATGAGATAATTGACAGAAGAGAGATGTTATCAGATTTTGATAAGATGGTTTATATTAATACTAATGATTCAACCACATATTATATTAGAGAGTTTTTAGATGGACAGGACTTAGAATATAACCCAAAGGATATAGAAAAAATTACATTTGCTGCTAAACATATTGGTAGATATTACAAGAATAAGTTTAACCGACCAAGACCACACCAAGTTGCAGAGGCACTAGGAATGGATAAGTTTAGTTACGAAAAGTATGAAACAACAGGTTCACCTTCTTATCCATCTAATCATGCATTACAGGCACGAATGGTTGCACATTATTATGGAGAGAAGTATCCAGCACAAAAGAAACACCTTCTAAAAGCAGCTGATATGAGTGCAGAGGGAAGAATAAATGCAGGAGTACATTACCCTTCAGATAAGTTTATTGCATATGAGATTGCAGATAAACTTGTAGAGTTTTTTAAAACGGATGAATTGACAGAAGATGCACCTATGAATGCAACAGGTGTATCAACTGCAACAGATACTTCAGTTGGACATATAAGAAAAAAGAAAAAAAAGAATGACCCGTTATTAAAACGATTTTAACATTATGAAATATTTGAATTACTTGGCATTAGTTACGTCTATAGGAATCGCATCGATTGCTGCATACTTTTCTGTATTAGGACTTGCAACTATATTTGCAGGTGCATTTATGGGTATCGTCATCATGGCAGGTGCATTAGAGTTCGGTAAGATTGTCAGTGCTGCCTACCTACATCTCTTTTGGGAAAGACTCAACTACTTTAAGTATTACCTAGTGTTCAGTGTTATAGTGTTAATGTTGATTACATCATTAGGTATATTCGGATATCTATCCAAAGCACATTCAGAACAAACAGGTGATACTGCACAAGCACAATCAGTGGTCACTCGTATTGATAATCAAATATTCAGAGAACAGAATAAGATAACAACATATGAAGAAAGAATATCATCACTGGGTGGTTCTAAGATAGATGTATCAGAGTCTATCAAACAACAAGAAACTATTAGAGATGGTGCATGGGATAGGGTGCAAGGTGATATAGACTATGCAAAGGGACAAATAGAATCCCTTAGAGGACAACTCACGACACTTGACACTGCAGTCAATGAACTAAGGAAAAAAGGAGTAGAGGTCATCACTACTGATGAGGGTGGTCTATTGGGTGGTGCAGAGACAGAAACCATTGACTATGTTTCACAAGCAAACACTTTGTTCGAACAACAGAAAAGTCAGAGAGAACAGATAAGAGATGACATTGCAGAACAACAGAGTAACATAGACAAATATAGACAAAATGCACAAGACACTATTGACACTGCAAACATAGAGATAAAGAGTTTACAACAGTCATCCACGGGAGATGTAGATGACCTAATTAAAAAAACTGATGAATTCAACTTGTTGATTGACCAATCTTATGATACAATAGATGAACTTAAGTTAGAGAAGTTTGATTCAGAACAGGTCATACTCAACTTAGAAAGAGAAGTCGGCCCAATCAAGTATATTGCAGAGATAATATACGGACAAGAAGACAGTGTCAAGTATCTTGACAATGCAGTTAGATGGGTGATATTCATGTTAATCTTTGTGTTTGACCCACTTGCAGTGTTACTACTAGTGTCGTCACTTGCAATGATGACAAAGCAGAAGGAAATTATTGAAGAAAAAAAACCACCAGTAATTGAACAAAGATATGTTTTACAAGTACCAAAAAAGAGAGTACAGACAGTAGAAACAGATAAATAAATGGTTAACAACAATCTAAATTTAGGAGAATAACATGACAGGAGAAGAAGTAACAAGTACTTTATCACCAGCTGAAATCAAACAGCACTTAACTGATAATCCACCAACAAGACCTGATGATTATGATACACTTGCAGACGACCATGGTGCAAAGGTTAATTATGATGCATCAATGGTAGACCACCAAGCAGCACTTGATGCTGTTCAAGCAATAATTGATGCTCAAGTATAAGTAAAAACACCTTGTAAATAACATTAGTATCGTGTATAATGGTACTAATGTTATGGTTAGAACGAAAATACTTGAGTATGGTCGTGTCCTCGTTGGACATGGCAAAATGGAAAGGGGATACTACCCTTAATCACCGTTGTCTCTATTGTGGAGACTCATCAAAAAACACTTACAAAGCACGTGGATACCACTTTGCAGTGGAACAGTCCTTTATCTATAAGTGTCATAATTGTGGTAAATCCACATCATCCGTAAACTTTATCAAAGACCATTTCCCTGTTATTCATAAAGAATATGTAAAGGAGTGGTTAAAGGAAAGTGGTCGTAAACCTAAGAACCATGCAAGTGGACATAAGATGCCATCTGCAAACACTTTTAAATTTACACCCAAAACAGAGATAAATACAAAAGATATTATGACTGTTGAAAACCTAAAATTTCTAATGAAACCATGCAACGAAGTTGCAGTTGCAAAGAAATATCTAGAAGACAGAAAGATACCCAAAGTACATTTCAATGAGTTATGGTATACAGAACATCCACAATCTTTAAGCCTTTTATCTTCTAAATACAAAGACCGAGTTCTTGGAAACGACCCAAGAATCATATTACCATTCTTCAGTGAGGATGGTGAACTCATAGGAATCAGTGGAAGAGCAATAAATGACTCACCACTAAGATACTTAACTATGAGATTCAGAGATGATTTGCCACTCATCTTTAATCTTAATAAAGTGGACAGAACTAAAACAATCTATGTGACTGAAGGGCCGATAGATAGTTTATTCCTACCCAATTCTATTGCAGTTGCAGGTAGTGATTTCAAAAAAATTGACGAGACGATAAAAGATAGTTCGGTACTCATATTTGATAATGAACCAAGAAACAAAGAAATACTAAAAAAGATAGACGAGGTAATAGACCTTGGATATTCGGTATGTGTATGGAACGATAGAAGAGTTGATGCTTACAAAGATATCAATGAAATGATTCTTAATGGATTGACAGAACAAGAAGTTAAGAGTATAATTGATGAATGCACAACCGATGGTCTAAGTGCTAAACTTAAATTACAGGAATACAAAAAGATATGAGTCAGACAACAATACAAGTAATTAAATCAGATGGTTCTAAGGTAGAGATAAACTTAGAGAAGATTCATAGAATGGTAGAGAAAGCATGTAAAGGAATTACAGGTGTATCAGAATCATTAGTTGAAATGAATAGTGGATTACAGTTCTATGATGGAATTACCACAACAGACATCCAAAAGATTTTAGTTAAATCTGCAAGTGATTTGATATCACTAGAGAATCCTAATTACCAATTCGTTGCAGCCAGACTATTACTGTTTGGAATACAGAAACAAGTATTCAATACCAAGTGGAAAGACTCAACAATTTATCCACCACTTTATGATATCATAGAAAGAAACATCAATAGAAATGTATACGATTCTAGTATCTTAAACATCTACACTAAAGATGAGATAGACCAGTGCAACAAATACATAAGACACAACAGAGACTTAGACTTCACATATGCAGGACTACAGCAAATAGTAGACAAGTACCTAGTGCAAGACAGAAGTAATGGAGAGGTGTTTGAGACACCACAATTCATGTACATGTTAATTGCAATGACATTGTTTAGAAATTATGATAAAGAGAGTAGACTAGAATATGTTAAAAAATACTATGATGCAATCTCAACATATAAAATCAATATCCCAACACCAATCATGGCAGGGGTCAGAACACCATTAAGACAATTTGCATCATGTGTTCTCGTTGACTCTGATGATTCATTAGATTCAATTTTCAGTTCAGACATGGCAATTGGAAGATATGTTGCACAAAGAGCAGGTATAGGAATCAATGCAGGTCGTATTAGAGGACTAGGTTCTAAGATTAGAGGTGGAGAGGTTCAACACACTGGTGTCATTCCATTCCTTAAGAAGTTTGAAACAACTGTTAGATGTTGTACTCAAAACGGAGTGAGGGGAGGAAGTGCAACTGTTCATTTTCCTATCTGGCATCAAGAGATAGAAGATATCATAGTGTTAAAGAACAACAAAGGAACAGAAGATAACAGAGTCAGAAAATTAGATTACTCTATTCAGATATCAGAACTGTTCTACAAGAGATTTTTAAACAACGAAGACATAACATTGTTCAGTCCACATGAGGTAGATGGACTATATGAGGCATTCGGAACACCCGAGTTTGATGAACTCTATGAGAAATATGAACGTGCAACTTCTATACCTAAGACCAAAATAAGTGCAAGAGAATTATTTACTGATATCCTAAAAGAAAGAGCAGAGACTGGTAGAATCTATATTATGAATATAGACCATTCTAATTCTCATAGTTCATTCTTAGATAAGGTCAACATGAGTAACCTATGTCAAGAGATTACATTACCAACAGACCCTATCAACCACATTGATGGTAAAGGTGAAATTGCACTATGTATCTTATCTGCAATCAATGTAGGTATTATTAAGATGGAAGAGTTACAGAGTTTATGTGACCTTGCAGTCAGAGGTTTGGAAGAACTAATTGATTTCCAAGAGTATCCAGTAGAAGCAGCCAAGAGGTCAACACTTGCACGTAGGTCATTGGGTATTGGTTACATCGGTCTTGCACATTTCCTTGCAAAGAATAAGGTGAAGTACAATGACCCCGAAGCACATAAATTGGTGCATGACTTAACAGAACAGTTTCAATATCATTTACTATGTGCATCTAATCAAATTGCATCAGAGAAAGGTGCATGTGATTACTTCGATAGAACTAAGTATGCAAAAGGACTATTACCAATAGACCACTATAAGAAAGATGTCGACACAATTGTTCCTAATAAACTAACATGTGACTGGGATAAACTTAGAACTAGAATCAAAGTACATGGACTAAGACACTCCACATTGACTGCACAGATGCCGTCAGAGAGCTCCTCAGTCGTCTCTAATGCAACGAATGGGATAGAACCACCAAGAGACTACCTTAGTGTTAAGAAGAGTAAAAAAGGAACACTTAAACAGGTAGTTCCACAATATTCTATGTTAAAAAACTCTTATACATTACTATGGGACATGGAAGACAATGATGGATACATCAAAATAGTTGCAGTGATGCAGAAGTTCTTTGACCAAGCAATTAGTGGAAACTGGTCATACAATCCCGAGAATTATGATAACGGAGAAGTTCCAGTATCAATCATGGCAAAAGACTTATTGAACACTTACAAATATGGTTGGAAGACATCATATTACCAAAACACTATGGATGGTAAAACAGAAGATGTTGTTAAAGATGAGAACTCTGCAATGAATGATTATGTTCCACCAATGATGGATTCACCAAATGATGAGGAGGATTGTGATGCCTGTGCCATTTAAGGATAGAACTGAAAAAATTCAGTATCAAGATGAGACGGAAAAAATGCCAGGCAAAATATCACCTCTTACATTGAAGTTTATAGAAGATGGGTATGTGGTATTGAAGAACTTTATTCCTAAAGAAATTACTAACATGACATTGGATGCATGGAAAGTATCAGAGAGAGACCCAAAACACAATGAACATTTCTTTCATAGAGAAGACGACATCATTCATGATTCACCCCAAGAAACTTTAAATAAATCTGTTGGTGCATATAACTTTCCACCTGCAGTTGCTTTGCATAGGTGGATGAGAGATAATTTAGATAATGTATTTGATATTAAATTAGTTGATACCTATTCATATACTAGAAAATATGACAGAGGTGCATTTCTAAAAGCACATACCGATAGACCATCATGTGAAATATCTTGCACTATATGTTTAGACTATGCATCTGATGATAATACTCCATGGAAGATATGGGTGCAGAAGGATAAAGACTATGTTAATGCAGGTGCAGATGTAGAATTCTTAGGAAGTGTTTCACAAAAATTACCACATAGAGAAAGAGTTGGAACTCCAATTTCATTAGAGGTAGGAGATGTTTTACTTTATCAAGGGCCAAATGCAATTCACTGGAGAGACAAATTTTTAGGTGAATATAGTTATCATATGTTTTTACATTTTATAAATCCTGCAGGATATATTACTGCATTTCCCGAGGCGTCAATAGGATATCTAGGAAGAGGTGCAGACGAAAGAGATGCATCTGTATTTGCATATGATGGAAGACCAAATAGATATGCCCCATCAGAAGATAAGTATGAACAATTCGATAAGGCACAGAAAATTTGGGATGGTTGGGATGAGTTAGATGGGAAGTATGGGAAGAAATCTGATTATCTAAATAACTATTCCTATTTAACCAAAGCAGAAATTAAGAAAAAGAAATGACAGTATTTAATAAAAATAAAGTTGACTTCACGAAGAACAAACTGTTCTTTGGAGAGGAGTTAAACACACAAAGATTTGATGAGTTCAAGTATCCAATATTTGATAAACTCACTCAAAAACAATTAGGATTCTTTTGGAGACCCGAAGAGGTATCTCTGCAGAAAGACAGAGCAGATTATCAGAATCTTAATGATGCACAAAAACACATCTTTACCTCTAATTTGAGGTATCAAACTTTACTCGACTCGGTTCAAGGTAGAGCTCCATCCATAGCATTTTTACCGTTTGTGACTTTGCCTGAACTTGAGTCTTGTATTATTACATGGGACTTTATGGAAACAATCCATAGTAGAAGTTATACCCATATCATTAAAAACATTTATGCAGACCCTAGTGATATCTTTGACACTATACTTGATGAAGAAGCAATTGTAAAACGTGCAGAGATGGTTACGGAGAAGTATGATGAGTTTATTGCACTTGGTCGTAGGAGATTACTAGGTCTTAAAGTAGATGAATACGATTTATATAAGGCACTATACCTTGCATTGATATCAGTTAACATCTTAGAAGGAATTAGATTCTTCGTATCCTTTGCATGTTCATTCGGATTCGGAGAACTTAAGATGATGGAAGGAAGTGCAAAGATTATCTC